GGCACGTTGAAAGCCAAGCTTTCTCCTGCTCAACAGCAGCCCACCATTGCTGGATTTTAGCTGTTGAGCGCTCCCTGCTGCTGCATGTTCGGGCATCATGGCCCCGAAGGTCCAAGAACCGACGTCAACCCGTGGTCATGCCAACCACCCCTCTTTAATATCGTCGCCGGCTGAGGACAACCGCCTGACACGGACTCTTTGTGGCTGCGCAAGTTCTAGCGCCATCATGCCCACAGGGAGCAGCACCCGGGCCTGCCATATACTTAAGGCACGGCCTCACCTCAGGATCCAGGACGGCGCAAGATGGTTTAATCGGATCGCCAACCCGCACCACGCCCACATTGTGACGTGGCCTCTTTTCCTCAGTCCCGGGCACCACTCATCCCGCAGCCAATCAACCATGCAGGTCATTCCAGGGCTCGATGAATCCTGGAGGCAGCTGCTCTCGATCAAAGCTCAGTGGAGCGACGCGGTGAAAACCCAGCAGGTCATCACCCACCTTGCACGTCTGCTCCCATCTAAGCTGCTCGTCCGGAGCCAACCCGAACGCTCTCTCGAAAGACAGCCTCGCCTCCAGCGTCACTGGAACAACAACATCCGCCCCTGCCATCCAGGCCCCTTGATAGAAGTAATCTGTGTGAGGATGAGCTCTCACACCTTCTGGTCCACCCCACTTCTCCTGAAGCTTGAGGGACCACGCTTGGAGCACAGGCACTCCACGCGCGATCGACAGCTCACAAGCTGCCACTCCCCTGATCCACTCTCGCGCGAAAGTTGGCTCTCTCAGCCACCTGTGGCTGGAAAGAGCCTGTGAAATGACCTTTCGCGGGTCACGCACCATGGTCCACCCTCTGTGGCCACCGAGGTTTACAGGGTTGGACTGTCCGAAGACAATCCCCTCAACAAAGTCGACAGGCATCCCAAGATCGATCTCATGGCCAGAAGAATTCAGAACACATGAGGCGAAAACACTCAACACCCGCTCGGAGATCCCACGGTCTAGGAAGACTACCGCATTGTCACCGTCGATCAAAAGATCGAACTTGCCTGGCGCAAGTTTCCGAAGAACGGATCCAACCACTGCCAGCATGACCAGGGAATTGCCCATGCCGGTATTAAAGTCTCCACTAGCCCTTCCTCCTGCGCGCGAAAATTTCGCCCCACACCGCAGCTGGCCTTTCAACTCCAGCTGTGCACGCAGCAAGCGACGCAATTCCTCATCACCTGGAAAAGCCGCCTCATACACCGCGTGTTCCTCCTTCAACTGGTATTCGCCGACGTGAGCCTCGAATGCCTTGCCGTCCACTTCAAGAGCAATGGCGTCTCCCAAAGCTCTAAACTTCCGAACTATCAAGTTCGCTCTCTGGCGGGGGTTCAACCCTTTCGCCACAACCCTCCCAACGCCACAACCGAGAACCACCCGAGATGTGAGCCTGCCCCACATCCAATGCTCAAGTGGCTTAAGCCGAGACGCTAGTGCCAAGTTATACCTCGGAGATCTAGGG